GTTAATCCAAAGTGATGGCATCATACCACGTTGTAAGTTATTCTTATGGAAGTTCTTAATCTCGATATCAATTTGTATAGCAGCCATTGCACCAGAATAATCTGGGTTAGGATAATAGCTATTTGATGGTTGATATTGCTTATAGTAATATACTTGAGAAGCATCTTTAGCATCAGCGCTAAATGCATCATATTCTGTTATCTCAAACTTTCTTGTATTTGACCAATCAGCACAGTAATAGTACTTTTCAATCTCATCTGACTCAGGTACAATTTTACCACTTCTTACACGGCTAAAGTCTAGGTGATATATTTCAGCAATTGATTTTCTATCCTTTGACCATATGATGTTTAATGCATAACCACCAAATAGAACTAAGTCCAATGCACATTTCTTCATTACATCGTGAACGTTCTCTTTTGGATTAATTAAATTTATGGTAGCCATAGGGTTATTCAAGGATACAATCCCATCACCCATAATTTGTTCTACCTTTGATGTAACAATTGCTTTATGCATTGCACAGTTAAGATATTGTCCAATTAGATATTGTGGCATAAGATTGCTTTCACCATAATAAACCCAAGGGCTTCTTTGAAATACTTCAGAGAAGATGGGTAATGATGCTGATTTAAACTCAACCTTATGTAGTTTCTTATTTGTATTTTCGTTCATAAATTATTCGATATAAATGTAGTTCTCATTATTCTCATTATCCGATTGATATGTTGTAAAGAATGGTTCTTCCTCAGTTCCATTAAGTTCAACAATACCTGTAAACACCAATGAGGTACCATTACCATATACTTTTAATTGGTATTGTCCCTCATAGTTTAAATCGTCTGTAGCCAAATCTATTACTACCTCGCAGTATCTTATGTTCTCAGCAAACTGTGCTGGATTTGATACATTGATTAAATAGCTTTTTGACTCTTGTGACATTATATGAACAAATGTAAATGTATATCCAGTATAATCAACTCGTGAATTATTGTTGATATTCATCGTTAATTCATTCGTTTGTCCTTTTTGTAAAATTAGCATATATAAGTCCTTATAATAATAAATATAAATTTTTACAAAATGAAATAGAAAAGGGCGCAGATCGCGCCCTTCTCATACAGATAGATATATGGATTTACAACGTAAAGTTGTCAAACTTGGTTATCCAACGATAGTAGCACCAGTAAATACTGAAGCTAATGTACCAGAGATAACTCTAGCTGGTTCTTGTTCTTGACCTGTAAAGATAAGTTCAAAACCGTTTCTATCGCCTAGTGCAGTACCAGTAGCAGCAGAACCACCACTTAAGTACATACCGTTTACTTGACCTAAGTAATATTGAACATCATTTTGGTCAATAGCAATAATTTGTATTTGGTCATTTTGACTAAGGATTTTAACCTGGTTTCTCTTATCTTGGTCATACTTAAAGAATACTGCAGTCAATACTTGTTCAAAATAGATTGTGCCATTCTCGAAAGATTTGGTTACATTTTGAGATAAGCTTGACGTGTTTCTCTTTAATTCAAAACCATAGATACTTGTTCCAGAAACAGAAGTAGCACCAGTGATAGCACCTGTAGCATTGTAAGTTAAACCAGTTACTTCACCAGTCGCACCACCAACGATATAGATTTTCTTAATACCACCAATTCCGTCCGAACATCCAAGTTCCAATCCTGAAGATATAAAGCAAGGCATAATATTGTTAATTTATATTTGTTTTCGTTTATTAAAATTTAGGAGGACTTTCACCTCCCAGTTTTTTAGTTATATTAAGCTAAGTTATTCGTAGCGAAATATGCTGTGCTACCGAACAATGCGATTTGCGCACCGTAGTTGTAGTTTGCACGGAATCTAACTTCATTGAAGTCTTTAGAGTACCAAACTTCCATTGATTCGTGGTCAGACAATAAGTCGAAACCTACAACTGTGTAAGCTTTTGGTCCAATAACAACTTGGTTAGAACCTGCTAAACCGATAGTTGGAACAATCTTAACGTTTGTGTTAGGATGCATAGCTTCCATATCTGCAGTTACACTAGTACCACCAATGTAGTTGCTGAAGAAGTTAGCACGAGTTAATGCTTGTACATACAAACGGAAGTTTGCATATGACATATAAACTACTAAATCTTCACGAGACATAGCGTTATCATCTAACACGTTGATTAATTTGTCAACCTCTGTGATTGGGTTACCAGATACACCATAAGCTGCAGAACTTGAGAAAGTTACACCACTTGAGTTAGCAACACCAGTTGTACCAGTAGAGATTAATGTTTTGAAACCATTGAAACAGTCACCGCCAGCAGTTGTTGCTTGCCATAACTTTTGTTCAATTCTTTGTTGGATTTGTTTAACTTTTAAATCAGCAATGATATTCTCAAATGGAACTGAAGTTTCAGTCTCACCTGGTTGTAATAACATTGATTGATAAGTTGGGTACAAGTCATCAGGACATAATGCCTCGTTTACTCTTTCAGGACATACAGTGATGCTTCTTTGAGTAAAAGTTGTTGTACCAGACGCATTCCATCCACAAGCACCAGCTTGGAAAGAAGGAGATGAATCTAAAAGGTTCAATTGTTGAGTACCTTTGATACCAAGACGTACAGTTGCGTACTTTGGAGTTGTAGCACCGATAAGGGCTTTAGCAAGTAATTCACCACCTAATTGGTCTGTGAAACCGGTAATGCTTGATACTACATAACTAAAATTTTCTTTTGATAAATTTTTCATTTTTAATAATATTTTTATTTTTATTTGTTGTTATTTCTTAATTTCATAATTCCAGCAACGATATCGTCCTGTGGATTTGAATTAATTTTATTAAAGTCTGTTTTACCGTCAGCTATCTTTTTTGCTGCTGGTTCTTTTTTGAATGCTTCAAAGTTTTGTTCAACAGAAGACATTTTCTTTTCCATTGACGCCATCTTGTCAGACATTCTTTTGATAAATTCTTTTAGCATATCCATCAATTCAACTTGTTCAGGAACACCTACTTGGTCATCCACTGCTGGAACAACCTCTTCAGCTTCTACTTCTTCCATAGCTGGTTCAATCTTAATAATAATACCATCTTTGGTTTCTACCTTACTACCATCTTCCAGTTCGTGAACTGCATCTGGTGCTGGTACTTCACCTTCTTGGGTTACTACTACTACTTTTGCGCCTTCTAATAGAGAATCTCCTTCAACTTTGATTTGAGTACCATCTGCTAATTTTGCGTCCAAGAAAATTTCTTTAACTGCAACTAGTTTACCGTCTTTAACTTCGATTTCGAAGTTTTCTTTTAAACGAAATATTCCATCTTCTAAAGCAACTTGTTCAAACGCATCGTTAATTTTGGTGATACTCTCACCTACTTTTAATTCTTTTGCTTGAATGATTGTTGTATCTTCCAATTTGAAAGATGCTAGAACAGTTTCGTCAGACATAAAACCGAATTGCTTCATTAAATTTTTAATCTCTTGAATAGCTTTTTTGCTGTTTGTTGACATAATTCTATTTTATTTTATTGAGTTTATTTATAGTCTCTATTAGTAAATATATAAATCCGTATTTATTTCCGAATTAAGCTATCGAGAACTTAACTATTTTATCATTGTGTTCTGATTGCAGGTTATAAATCGTTGCTTCAAGTTCACTTATATCATTAATTCTAACGGACTCAGGCTTACCTGATGATGGGTTTTCCCATTCAATTGCGTATATATACATTAGTCTTTTATGTTATTTAAAATTTTAGCTACTTGTTGTAGGAACATTTCTTCTTTTGCAAACTTTGCTATCTCCTCAAAATAACCAGATACACTGAACCCTTTCAATTCGCCAGCCTTTATCTTATTCCATACGTTGTCATTTCTTACCTTCATTGAAACGAACCAGGTACCGATTGGAAGGTCAGCATATCCGTATTTGTTTGCTTTATCTTCATCATATTCTTTAATCCAAGACTCATAAACGTAAACGTCTTGAATAGCTTTTCCATTATGCATCTCATCATTGTTGTCAAGATACTTGTTACGCATATACTTTTCAGCAATCAATTTGATTGTCTCTGCTGAGAAGAATACATAGTATGGGTTACCATCAACATCCTTACGGAATATCTTTAAATCTGGTATCATAGCTGGCCCAATAACAATTCTCTTTTCATCATCAGCTTGGAATTGTTGCTTAGACATATTAGTCTTGTTTAATTCTTCCAATTTGTTTTGTGCCCACTCAATACCGGCTGTTCCACCCCAAGCATCCCACATAAGACCACCACATCCTTCTGAATATGGTACATCTTTATTCTGTGCGTGTCTTGCAAATGAAGCCATTCTTGATATAGTTTCCTCTGATATTGGTTCTCCTTTAGCCAATTGATTAGCACGCGCTTTACCAACTGGTGTACCACAAGAACCCCATCCATTTTTCTCAGCCCAATCCAATGCGCGTTTAGCAGCATTTTTAGCCGATTCTGGGTAGTCTGTGTATGACTCGAACCCAATCTTCTTTCTTTTCTTTTTAGGGTAAATTCCAGGGTCTGTGTAGCCAACAATGCTACCTACATCATAACCCATATCTTCTTTAAGATAAGACGCAATCTTTTCTATGTGTCCATCCATATATGATACATCGTGTATCATTCCACTCTCTTCATCTATCTCGTGGATAATATCTTTAAAATCATCAACTAGTATAACTGCTTCTTCATATTGATGTTGTGTTGCAGCTTCTGCTTTGAGTACTTCAGACTCAATTCTAAACACATTGTCAGCCACTTGTGCTGCACTTCTAATCATACCTATTGTATCATCATCATTATCCATTGATATTAGATGTTCAAAAGTTGCTTGTGCACCAGGACATATTTGGAAATACTTAGTTTTGTAACCATATACATCTACATTAACATCTTCAAATGTTGTTGGTTCAACCAATGATTTTGATATTGTATCACCTGATACTTCATCCACATAAGATGGTAATGGATTG